GTGCTCGGCGCGCATCATGTCCTGCCACGCGAACGAGGTATTCAGGCCCTTCTGTCGGAAAAACTCCAGGGCACGTTCAGGAGGCAGGTCGAATCTGACGCTGATCGCCATCCTGGGCGCCAATGAATGCTTACGCCCTGCCGCCGCCCCAGCGGTAGTGCCGCCAGGGCCACGGGTAGCCACCGAGCCAGAGGAGCAGCGCGAACGCGACGACCGCTTCGAGTCGGTGCCAGCCGCCGTGGTCCCAGATGGAGTTGAGGCGGAAGTGCGAGTGGGTAAGGAAATGACGCTGGTCCACGCCGCCGAAGCACAACCTCCAGTCGGATACGATGCGCCACCACCATGCGCCGCCGCGCAGCCAAGCCGGGTCGTGATACAGCCGGCAGATGTTGTCGTAGGGCGGTCTCTTCTCTGCGATCCATGCGTACAGCTTTCCCGCAATCGTGCAGCCATCGGACGGCAAGGGGAGCAGGTCACCATCGTATCTGCGAAGCGCCGGCGCAAACACGCTGCCGGCGAGAATCAGGAGTGCGATGACAACGGATTCGATCATCGTTTACGCAGAGTGTTGACGAAGGTAGTGAACGATTCGGAGCGGTGCCACTTGCTGCAGTATCGGCAACGGTAGACCTTCGCGCCGGGCTTGGCGGCAGCCTCCTCGGATTCGTATGCACGCTTGCGCTCGCAGCTCCAACGGCGGAGGTGCCGACGCCGGGCTTCGCGCGCCTGCTGCTCGTACTTGTTCATTGGATTCCATCACCTGGTCAGTCATGGCCGCCGTCACTGTGCTCGAGCATGGCGGTGCGTACGCTGTCGGGCAGGTCCCAGGCTTTCACCGGGGCCACGGTGATCTGTTCCGCTGCTAGGCGCGCTACCTGCTCGCTGACGAACCGGATGGCGTAGATAGCCCCCTGGCCGTACAGCTCGGTCCGGTAGCTGTCACCCTCGGGGATGTCGACTCTGACGAAGCTGCATCCGCCGACCGTCTGCTCGGTGACCAGGCCCGCGACACGCGTGTGACCGAACAGGTCGACGATCGCCCACGCCTCGAATTTCTGCTCACTCATATCCGCCTCCTTATTGATCCGCGCGGAACCGGCCCCACAGTCGACCGATGAAACCGATGCGGCGGAACTCCTCGACCTGGGCGTCGTCTGGCGGCGCGCCGGCGAGATCCTTGAGACGCTCGCGGAACGTCTCGTAATCTCCGGACTCCTCGGCGAATGCCATGAGGTCGGCGACGCGGCGGCCGAGCAGGGCCTCCCAGTTCTCGTCCGCCAGGGCGTCAGACTCGTCGTCGATCTGCGCAGCGTCCTCGGTGGTGGCCTTGGCGCGCGCCCGGGCGCGCTCGGCTTCTGATTCCGCGAACGACGGGAAGCCCGGCGCCGGCGCCGGGGCTTCGAACGGCTCGTAACCTTCCCCGTATATTCGCTCGATGCGTTCCGGCGTCGGCCTGAATCCGATGCCGTGCAGGTTCCTGTCACGCTCAGACGTCTGGTTCAGGTCCTCCTCGTCCTCGACCTTACGCCACACCTGCGGCGGCACAGCGCCGGGGAAATTGAACTCGGTCAGCCAGCGCGCGACGGTGCGGTTGAACGACGCGCACACGAGATCGGCGTCTGCCTTGATTAGATCGCTGCGCACCTGCTGCTGCGTATCCTCGTTGCCGAGCTTTCCCGGCGTGCCTTCGCTGGACGCGACCTGCCCGAGCACGACCTTGGCGATGGCGCGGTCCATGCGGTCATACAGTTCGGTGTAACTCGCGGAGCCGGAGCGCGCGGCCTCGAGCAGCTCTATGGCCATGCCTTCCGGGACAATGAGGCCGGACTCGCTGGTGATTGCGCGCAGCGCGCCGAGGAGCTTTTCTTTTTCTTCCGGCGTGGCGTTTGTCGGGTACTCGCCCTTGGCCGTCGGCGCGCCGAACTTGTCCAGGAACGTAAGCCACAGCTTGATACCGCCTCGCTTGAAAAACACCGGCCAGTAAAGCCAGTGTGCGAGCCCGAGGCCGTAGGGCTCGTCGTCGTGATCGGCGCCGTTGGCGAAGTGCCAGAATTTGCGCTCGGGTAAGGCTTCGCCGAGCAGCATGTTGTCCATCGTCACCAGCCGGGGCTGCATGTCGGCGTCGAAGCCGAAGCGGACGCGATCACGGACGCGTACCTGGTCGACGACGACGCGGCTGCCGTCGATGCGCCAGAGGATCTCTGCGACGGCGTAGCCGTAGAAGACGCCGTAGAGCATTTTGTCGGTCAGGGAGTCGAACTTGAACCGGTCGAGCTGCTGGCGCAGAAAGTCGGCGGCCTCCTCGTCGACCGGGCTGTCGCCACCCGGGATCACCTCCCACTCCTTGCCGACGACGGCGAGGCGTCGCTGCTCGAACACGGCCTTGACCTGGTCGTCGCGCAGCACCTCCTTATAGAGCTTGTAGTTGCCGCCGCCGCGCAGCGCGAGCACGGAGTCCTGCGGCGCAAGCAACATGAACTGATCGACGAAGCCGCGGGTGATGTCGCGGCCGTCCCGGGTGGTCGCGATCTCTCGCGTCTCGGGCTTTCCGGCGGGCGCCGTTTCGGCGAAGCTCACGGGCACGATTAAACCGCCCTCAACCTGCGTGTAACGCGTCATTACACGAAGCCTCCGAAGTCGTTGCGGCCGGTGACGACGCCGAAACCGGTATCGGGAATTACCTGATGGCCGCGCCCGGCATTGCCGTCATCGAACGCGCCGGCGCGCATCACGCCGGTCGACTGGAATTCGATGGGGGCGGCGTCGATGCGGGTGGCATGGTCCATGAGGAATATGGCCACCGCGGCGTCGCCGTGACGCGGCTTGCCGTCGGTGCCCTTGCCTTTATAGCTGTCGGGAATTTTGGACACGCCCTTGTCGGTCTTGATGGATCGCAGATCCTTGAGCACGTCGGCGTCCTTCGGGATCTCGATGTCGTCATCCTCGAACGCAGCCTTGAACGACGGCATGTGCTCGCGGTACCACTCGGTGGTGAACATCACGGCCTCGATTCTCCCGGCGCCGTATTTCTGCCAGGTGAGCTCCGCCAGGTGCGAGCCGTTCCCCCTCGCGTCCATCGCGCCGGCGCGGAAATTCGGCAGTCCGTCGACTATGAACCAGAGGATTTGCTGCTGCTGCTCGAACGGCACGTTGCGCAGCTCGACCAGGAACTTCACGCGGCGCTTGAGCGTCGCTGTGATATCGGCCGGTGCAATCACGGAGAGATCGCCGCTGCGGCCGAAGTCCTGGCCGAACACGTGGTCCAGGTTCGGCTCCAGCGTGTGCAGCAGCGGCGCGACGTGATCGTCCAGCCAGGCCTGACACTCCGACTGGCGCACGTGTTTCGGCTTGTGGGCAAAGTCGTCGTCGTAGGCCAGCCGCAGGATCGGGACCGGCCGCATGCGCGCCTCGATGAGCGACGACGACAAGTAGGTGCCGCTGCCGGACTTCGGCACGGCGTCCAGCTCCTCGTCGGCGTCATCTCCGTAAAACGCATAGGCGTCGGCGACATAAGCGTCTTCTTTGTCCTGCGACCAGTCAGCCGGCGCCGGGTCGAGACCGGCGGCCTCCCGCTTCGCCATCTCCGCCTCGCAGATGCGCCTGTACATCCCGTCGGCGACGGCACGCATGAACGGGTAGCGGTGCACGGTTCCCTTGCGACGGCCGGCGCGGATCTCGGCGATCAGCTCGTTGAAGGGGTTGTCCTCGCCGTTGTGGGTGCTGATGACCCGCACCTTGCCGCCGCGGAGCAGCGAGGCCATCACCGCCTTCAGCACGCCGGGCAGGTTGGGGTGGAACGCGGCCTCGTCCAGCACGAATATGCCCTGCTTGCCGCGCGCACGGCTGGGCGCGGACGAGAGCGCTACGATGCGGTTGCCGGAGGCGAAGCGGATTTTGTAGGTCTGTATGTGCTTGTCCGGATCGCCGGACGGCAACACCACGCCCAGCTCCTCTTCCCACGATCCGCCGGACTGCTGCTCTATCGCATGACCGTAAGCGCGCGCCCAGCGTGCGCAGGCCTCGATATACTCGATGGCGTCGTCGTGCGCCTGCGGGAAGTAGTAGACGTTCATACCGCCGTGGCCGCGGTCGGTGGAGGCGATGAGCACGTCGTCGGCGGCCTCGGCCCAGGTAATGCCTGTGCGCCGGCCTTTCTCGTCGACCTTGAGCGGCGAGTCGTCGGCAACCCATTCCCGCTGTCCGGCCAGCAACAGTCCCTGCTCGAGCGTGGTGGCGTTCGCTGCGTTCACGCGACGAGCCCCAGCAATTCTTTGCGGAAGTTCGTCTGCTGCTCGTGGGTGAGCCCCATATCTCGGGAGATCTTCTCCGCCTTGTCTGCGACCTCCTTAACGACCTGTTGACGTATCTTCAAAGAGCGGTCAACGGACGTCTTGTCGGCGCTTGCCAGCTCCTTGATGGCTTTCGCCAGAAACATCACGTCGGCGGGCTTGGCGCCTTCGTCCATGTTGCCGAGCGTCTGGAACGCGACGGTGCGCAGCATCTCCGATAGCAGCCGGCCCACGTCGCCGTCGGGGTCCTCCTCGAGCTTGCCGATCCATACCTTGGCGACCTCCTGCGCCTCGCGGTACTGCATCATCTGCGCCTCGGCGTTCTTCTTGTATCGGCCGACGGCGCTGCGTGTCGCCTTGCCGCCCATGTCCTCGATGAGGCATACGATCTCATCGATCGTGGCGCGCTCCTCGCGGATGGCCCTGTCTACCGACTCCCGTATACGGGCATCGAGCTGCGTGATGCTGGACTTGCGCGGCATGACGTCAGCGGCCGGGTTGCGGGCGGTGGACGCCGGGCGTGGCGATCTTGCCGGTGGCGACGTCGGCGCCCCGGGCCGTGAGCTCGGCGATCTGCAAGTCGCCCAATTCCTCGACCTCCACGAGACCCTGCTCGCACAGCCAGGCGAGATCGGTGCGCACCTGGTCGGAGCTGACGCTATAGCCGAACGCGTCGAGCATGCGTCCGACGATCAGCTCGTTGGCCTTGTATCCCTGGACGTCGTACAAAATCTTCAGCAGCCGTAGCCGCCGCGACCCGTCGAAGTGCTCCCTGTAAGCCATGCGCGCCCCTACTTGTGGCTCAAGAGGTACTTGTTGATGGTGGAGACCTGCTCGTGCAGGGCCTGGTTGGTCTGGATCCAGGTCTCGATGCCGCCGGTCAGACGGTTCACGCTTTTGTCCAGATCGCTGATGCGGCCGTGTAATACGTTGATATCGGCCTG